AACTCTATCTTCAAAGTCAGGGTCATAGAGATATTGACGAATAACTTCGATAGGCAAGTCGACTTGACGTTCCAAGTGATGGATATAAATCTCATCACCGAACATAGTCAACCAGTTGTCTTTTGTTGCAACAACAGCTGCATTTGCCTGAGGAGTAGTTGAGATACGCTGAGTATCGACTAACTGCTCAGGAATTCCTCCCCAGAAGTCCATAGGAATAATCTGATTGTCACCAGTTATCTTCTGGTATCTGGCAAGAAACCATGACTTATCATTGATAAGCATGACTTGTTCTTTAGCTTGTCTGCCTTGGAAATGACGAGCTCTTGTAAACTCTGCAAATCCATAGTTGGTATCATACTCAGCTTTCCAAACAGAGCCATCTTGCATTTTAACTTCATAACCAGCTTGATGCAACAACTGAGCTGCAAACGGGTTAATATAATTTTTAGCTACCTTCTGTTTAGGTTTAACTGCGTTGAGTTCTTTGATAAGTTGTTCTACTAACATGATATCTCCTTACAACATTCTCTGTTTTGGTTCTGACTCTTCATTTTCATCTGATTTATCAGCTGACTTTCCAATGACACCATTGGCAATAGATTCTGAAATGCCATCAAGTTTCTTGATAACATCTTCAAAAGATTTCTTGAGTTCATCTTGACTAATTCCCTCAGTAAACTTCTTGACAGAATCAATGCTTTCAATAACACTGGTAACCGACTTAGATAGATCTTCAATTCCAGGAAGATTTTCGAGAAGCTTTTCGATATTCTCAAGTTTCTCTACTCTAGCTGAAATTTCATTGATTTTTTCAAGAGCTTTTTTCAGTTCTTCATCCATAATAACCTCCATGTTACTTAGATTATGAGTATATTTTTTATCTTTACTTTTACCAAAAAAGTCACCAATTAACTCTAGTAATCCGACTCTTTCATATTCCATTTCTGCAGTTCCATATAATGAATATGCAGTAATTTCACCTTTCTTAATCTTATCCCATACTTCTTCAGAAGCTTTGCTGACAAGAATCCAAGTTCCTTTCTTAACATCTTCACCATTTATAGAAAAATCTACAGGAGCTATATAACTTTCTACAACTTCACCAGCACCATCAACTAGATTATGCTGAGTATCCATCTTGCGATAATTCATTAAATAGTTATGAGCTGCTTTTTCAAGACTCTCTTCATCAGTATAATCTCCATGAGCGTCTACTGTATCAGGAGCATAAACTATTCCATAAACCTTTCTTTCATCTTCTTTATCCGAGCATACCAATCTAACTTTGAACTCAAAATCAGGTTCATTATGCTTTTCTTCTAGTTCTTTTGTAAGATAAAAGACTTTTTGATTAGCTCCTCTGTCAACAAAGGAGACATATTCTACGTTAAGATTTTTAAGCTTCCTTCTCTTTTTAGTTGCCATTTTATTGACTCCTTGTTGTATCTAAATCATCTGGATTCTCAAAAGTGTTCATTCCAGGTATTCTTGAACCATTAGGTGTTTTATTATCTTGTGGCTGTTGTTTTGGTGCGTTAAAAGCACCTTCTGGCTCTTTTTTCATGCCAATTTCTTCACGTATTTCAGTAACAGTTTTCACAGGTTTGCCATCAGCATCCTGCAGATTTGCATAGATATTATTGACAATGGCTTCATCTTTCATATCCGTAGTATCAATCTTTTCAAGATTAAATATAATCTCTGTGTTAAACATTTCGCTAAATAAAGTAGAAAAGAACAGGGAGAAACGTTTTTGTCTTGGCGCTATAGTTCTATCTACGAAATCCCGCAGACTACCAATCGTCTCACTACCAGACGAAAGACCAGAAGGCACGCTTACACCCAACAGCTTAGGAGGAACTTGGTGACAAGTAACTATTTCATCCCTGTTCTTCTTGTACTCATCTAAAAAGCTACCATCTATATTCTTTGACAAATCTTGAAATACAGCTTTTGCATCCAAATCATCTAGAGTTAATACAAGTAATCTATGAGAGTTGTCAACACCCTTAAGATTATTAGACAGATAGCTATTGAGAGCCTGTTTATTTTCTGATGATAGCATTGCACCAGAGAGAACCAATGCTTTACTTGGAGTGGCATCATTCTCAAAATACTTAATGCCAAATCTTCTGATAAAAGAGTTCTCAATCATGGCTTCTATGGCAGACATATATGCAGGAAATCCATAATAGTAAGAAGTAGTATTGTAATTTCTCATAGAAACACAATATCTAATTCCATTCTTCAATTCTCCGCCCCTATAAGGCTCCATCTCTGTAATATCTCCACCATTGGTAATAAAGCAGTACTTTACAATCCTACCAGCTTCATTAACCTTAGTGTAAATATACCTAGCTGGACATATAAACATACTAATCTTATCAGCTATTTTTAATATCTCAAGATATGCCTCATCATAAACATAGTACTCATAAACAAAAGCATCTACAATATCTTGCAATGGAGTAAAAGTCTCATAGTTAGGTTTCTTTTCAAACTTCTTAAACTTGTTTCCACCACCAGTATATTTATATCCTTTCTGTGAAGTGGCTATTGATTTTACATCTAATGCCGTTTTATGAGTAGGGTCAGCTTTCTCTAATGTACTAGGTAAAGTTCTTTCAATTGGAGGAAAAAGACAACCGAGCTTTGTTGCAGAGTTTCTAACTTCTGGTGGCACAAAAGAGGCAGTAGGCATCATCTTTCCTTTGGCAACTGTAAAAACAGTTATACCAGTAGGAATCTGACCTATTGGTCTCCCTGAATCGCTTTTTCCAACTTCAATTATCTCGAAATTACTGTCTTCCATCGTATATCTCCACTGAAGCTTTTCCTTTTGGTTTCAAAATTGTTGCTAATCCCGCTAAAACATCGGGAGCATCGTCGGTGTCATTATTTCCCTCTGCCAGATATTCTGTCAAGTCTTTTATGAAAAATCCGTAAAAAGAATTGTGAAAATAGGATTTCTTAAAGACAAACATACTTTTTATAGTTGGAGCCGCTAACATTATACGTAATTCTTTATTCTTTGTTTCATTCTTTGTAAGAATCCTAACATCAAAAACTGTTTCATCTGGAGGCAAATCTCTCTTTATTAAATCCAGTTTTCTCGCTACTTCCTTTCTTACCTCAACTGCTATAATTCTACCATCCTTATTAGATTCAATTACATATATAGAAGGCAAGTACTTGACTATTTGGTCAACTATCAAGTCTTTGAAGTATTCATATCCCTTTTTTGTATGAATAACATCTAATACATATGCAAAACCATTCTTAACACCTATAATAGCAGAACAAGTAAAGTTTCTTCCTCTGTCTGCAGGGTCACACCAACCAATTACTGCATCAAAGTGAGTAGGGAACAATTCTTCATCAATAAAAGAAAGAGAAGATTTAGGAAACAGATTGCCAAACTTTTGAACAACTCTGTTCATGTACATTGTTTCCCAAATAAAATCTTCACCAGCTAATCCACATTCTTCTCTTATCTTATGAAGCCTTTCAGTTGTCAACATAGCTTCACAAGTAGAATTATCATTTTCATCTAACGCTGGATATGAAACAAAGCTCCAGTCTCCACCTTCTTCTAATGTTCCTTCAGCATCTATAATTCTATTTATCAAATCATTCTTGCTCCACATAGTAGATATAATAATTTCTGGGCAAACTATATTCTTGCCAGGTATAGTTTCATATCTTCTTCTATGTGTAGAAAAGAACCAATCCCAAACAAACTCTAATATCTTTGGACTCATAGCATCTTGCATATTCTTGATAGGGTCATCTACTATACCAGCTATATTACAACCATAACCAGTAGTAGTTCCACCAACACCAGAACCGAAATATGCAAACTGCTTACTTGTATTTAATGCCCAGCAATCTACAGCTTTCTTTTTCTTAGACAACTTAATTCCTTCAAATGTCTTTTTGAACAAATCACCAGCTATCATAGCTTTTATATCATAAGAGAACTTATTTGCAAGGTTATCTCCATAAGCATTTCTCATAATACAACCTTTTGGATGATGTCCAAGTAACCATGCACAAGCAGTTGATATTAAATAGCTCTTTCCAGCTCTTGGAAATACAGATATTGCAAGCTTTTTTATATGCCCTTCTTTGACTTTCTGTATCCTATTTGCTATATCTACAAGGATATGTTTCTCATCAGTAAAGAACTCAGGGTCTTGTTTCTTACAGTATTCCCATAAATTATCTCTTACTATGCTTAACTCTTGTCTTTTTTCTATCTCTTTCTGTAGTAAAATCTCATCAATATCTTGTATAGAAACAGCAATTTTACTCATCTTCGTCTTCTATTTCTTCATAATCTACATAATTTTCATCAGATTTATCATCATAAGTATCAATTACCTTAGCTTTTCCTTCAATTATCTGATTTTTTATAGCAATTAGCTCTTCAACAGAGTATTCTGATATAGGTTTTTCAAGAACGAAACGTTTTTCTTCAATCTTTTCTGGATTACCTTCAAGAAACTCTGCAATTTTGACAAGTATATTAAGGTCTCTGACACTAACCACATACTTATCAGAATCCATAAGCTCAAGAAGCCTATCAGCACCCTTATGAAATATGTTATTAAGCTTTTCAAGTTTCTTTCTCCTTTCCCTCTCTACCCTATTCATTATATTCTTCTGGGATTTAGTAATCATATTTCTATGGTAATCACTTCTTTGCATTTCCCAGTTCTCTCTTGTAGCTATCTCGTGTATCTTAGATTTTGGCATACCATAAGAAGCTTCTAGGTCTCTAAATGACGGCTTCTTCTGGGCAATGATAAATGAAGTTCTAATTGGGGCAACCATTATTTCATCATCACTTATTGTGTCAAGTTGTGTATCTACCATTTTACATCTCCAGCCGTTTATCACTAAGTGGCTTTATGTTATCTTTTATATATTTCTCGTCTATTTCCATATTTCCACTGAATTTAGACGTTACAGCAAAGAATCTTGTCATAGACTGAAAATCCAAGCTTTTATGTGAAGCATAAACAGGATTTATCATAAAGTAGTCTCTTCCATTTTTACCCTGCATAACTATAATAAGATTTAAGTCCATAGCTTCATAAATAAACTTTCTATAAGTTGCATCGCTAATTACGCCTAGATACATCTTATATATTTCTTTTGAGCTTATAGGGATATATTTTTCTCCTGTATCTACACAAACCATATTTGTTTCAGGATGAAGCGATCTACAAGAGAGAAGATAATACTTATTGAATGAGTTATTATCAAAAGGAGCTGCTACGAAAACCTGAACAGATTCAGGTATTGTTGATATAATTCTTGTTGCTATATCTTTGTAGCTATATCTGTATGGCTTCCTTTTTCTTTTTATGTCAATAGGTTCCATAACTTTATCCTTTCTTTTTGTTTCTAATGTCAAAATAATTCATCCACGATTTTTTGTCAAGTTATTTTTTCAAGAAGTTGAAAATAATTTTCGACTCTTTTCCACAACTCTAACTTCACTATTCTCTTTCTCTTGTTATCATGCCCCCAATGTATAACATTGCACCCATTCTGTCAAGAAATAAACATAATCGACACAGCTACATACAACCGATGTCCGTTGGATGGCGGTTTACCCTGG